AGTTACATGAAAATTACAATTATTCGTTTCACTTTTTCACACGCTTCTCAAGGTTCTTAATTTTATTTTCGAGGTTCTTAATCTTGAGCTTGTCAGCCTTTCTCATATTATTCACCTGAGCCTGTGTGTACATACGATTGGTTGTACCTGGTTTGACCGCGTTAGGGCCAAATAAAGATCTTCCATTAGACGCAGCCATTTTATTATGTGCATATATTTTAAATGTGGGTGTTGATTTTAGCTGCACCCTTGATTATATATGGCACGATATGCTTTGGTATTTATAGTGTGTTTAGTTCGCGTCATAATCGTGGTATATCTCCGAGATGTTCTCAAACAGACTTAAAGCTGCAATGTTAATTTGAAGTAAATGTCCAGCCCCTTGATAAAAGGATGGAATCATAATACACTCAATTGGGACGAATGTATAGATATTTACAACACTTCAATTGAAGAGTCTAAAAATGAATTAATGATAAAATGTGATGAACACATGTCATTATATTGTGGGGATGGTAAATTGAACCCAATTGTAGCAAAGATGAAATTACCTGGGTTTTTTGTATGTCATAGTGCTAATATACATAAAAAAGTACAAGAGGTGATGAAAATGGTAAATGCCACGGATGCCCATATATATTTTAATATTACTCGAAAAGCTGGTAGCTTTGGTTTACACCACGATGATACTGATGTAGTTTATTGGCAATGTGTTGGAAAGGTTGTGGTAATAATTGACGACGTTGAGTATTTACTAAAACCCGGTGATATGATTAAAATACCAAAGTATGTTAAACATAATGTTGTACCTATAACACCCAGAATTGGTGTATCTTTGAGTGTTATATAAAGAATATAATTGTATCTAAAGTAGAAATGCCTCTAGGAGTTAAGAAACTTGCTTACGATGCTATTATTCCAACTCGTGGTTCTGATGGTGCTGTTGGATACGATCTGTACAGCAATGTTGACACTGTTGTTCCATGTCAGGCGGGTAACGCACTTGTTGGTACTGGAATAGCTCTCCGTATTCCACCTGATTGCTATGGTCGTGTTGCTCCACGCTCCGGTTTAGCTGTTAAGCATTGTATTCAGGTTGGTGCGGGTGTGATTGATCCCGACTACACCGGTGAAATCAAGGTCGTCCTGTTCAATCATGGTTTGAAAGACTTTGAAATCAAGAAAGGTGATCGTATTGCGCAGCTTGTACTTGAGAGGTGTGAAACCCCCCTTATTAAGGAAATCGGTCTTCTTGAAGAGACTGAGAGGGGATCCGACGGTTTTGGATCAACTGGAAAATAAGTAAAATCCGGCTAAAACGAGTAAAAGTAGAATGATGAGAACAGATAGAGTGTACATTGTAGTGGGGTCAGTTTTGGTTTTGATTTCTATAGGTTTTTGATCACCTGATGATGTTTCGGCAATCGCGTCACCAAAACAGTCACCTACTGTGACAAACTTTTCCTTTTCCTCTTCTGTACAAGCTGAAGGGTTGGCACAAATAGGGCAAGCTTCACCCTCTTTACATTTACAACATTGTCTGAGACTATTCACTGGAAAAGTCACATTACCAGCTGGTGCCATGTAGCCAGATGCACATACATCTTCACTTACAGCCTGACAACCTTCGGGAATAATCTCAATTCCCCTCATAGATCCATCATCTTGTTGAACTTTGGTGCTATCAAGTGCACAACTCATCTACATTTAGAGTACATTTTTATCACAGAACCAGAAATCCTCTTTCATTGGCATAAATAAAATACCTTTCTGCATAGTCATAAACAATTTTGCGTGATTTATATTCGGGTAAGACCAAAGAATCCACCTTTCCCAATAGTCAGCCCTAAAATAATCATCCCAGTCTTCTTGAGTGCTCTCATCAACCATGAGCATACCCCGATGAATTTCGTATGGATCTGTAGCTATCCGCACCTCCTTGGGAATTACAGCCCCCTTTCTAAGAAGATGCGCTCTCATAAGACGAGGATTACCATGATCACTATAAGTTGATACCCCTTTATTACCAAAATCAATGGAACGATGATTTGGTAGAGTTACTCTATATTTATGGGTTACCGAGGGACTGGGCTGAAATACAACGTGCATATTATCATAAGTGCGAAGATTTATATTAAAAATAAAACACAGTAACATTATATGAAACAATTTATTTGTAAATCACCTTATACTCTTCCAGAAGAAGTATGTATTGATTTGATAAGAGCTTTTGAGATGGACGAAAGAAAATACATAGATGATACTTTTGAACATTTAATAATAAATACTCATCTGTGGTCTAGTGTAAAAAATGTAGTTAACTATACATTATCCGATAGTTTGTCTAAATATTTAAATAATCTGGATAACCTAGTAGATACAAATAATTGGTTGGTAAATGAAAAAGAAAGTTTAACTGGACTTTCTGAATTTCATATAAAGAAATTTAAAAAAGGATTTAAATCTGATTGGGATAATAATACACGTGATAGCACAGCGCGAGTAGGATTTATAATTTTTCTTAATACACCCAGTGATGAAACTAGTGGTAGTGTTAATTTTTACAATTTTGAAAAAATAAAACCCGTGAGAGGTGATGTATTATTATTTCCTATTACATGGACAAATATATTTAAACATTCTAAAGTAGATAAAGATTTGTACATACTAACTGGATATTTTAAAACCCAAAGTTAATAAAGAATACAATTGTTTTATATATATGAAAACATATGAATCCTTGGACGGTATTATTCTACGAGTTGGTGAAAATGCGAAAGAAAATGACCAACTCACAATGAATAGTTGTTCCAACGAGTGGTGGATGCATGTTTCTGAATATCCTGGATCTCATGTTATCATTTGTTATGAAGATGTTATGGTTCCTAAGGAAACTAAAAGGGATGCAGCTGTTCTAGCTGTATACCATAGTAAGGCTTCACCCCAAAAGATGACTAAAGTTGATTTTGTTAGAGTTGATCAGATTTCCAAATATGAAAATAGCTATCACGGGGAAGTTCTCATAGAAGGAAGTGTCACACAACTCACTGTATTTATGAATAAGGAGAAACCAAGACTTGATAGACTCTTAAAAAATAGAAATGATAACCATCTATGGAAAAGCTGCCACTCCTGTTAATCGGAGCTCTAGTTCAAAGCACTATGAGCGTACGAAGCAGCAGAAAATTGAAGAATCGCGTGTCAAGCTTAAAAAGCTAAAGCGAGACACATGTATGGACAATGGTAGACATCTGGTCGTTGAAAGACCTGATGGCTCTATAGCGATAGCATTTAACGAAGACATTCAACCACCTTCAACACGAACGCGTGTCACTGTTCGTGTTATCGGATTCCGTTATACCCATGGTTCAAAACTTTTATCAAACATACTATTTTACATTGGTGTTTTCATGATAGCATTTTTTCATAGGGCGATTGACATCTTCAACACCGTCATGATCTTGATTACCATGTTATTATTGTATTCGGAGTGGCTCGTTTCTAAATCTCAACTCTTGTGTCATGGAATGGTGTCTTCTCTATTATTCCTCCCAGTTCTTTCAATTCATATGTGGGATCAGGTCGCATATCAATTGGGTTGCGTGATATTGTGCTTCATTTCACATTACACTTCAGAAGATATTACTATTGAGCATCTTGAACATGAATAAAATTCTCAAGGTAGTATAAAATGTCCAGAGCTTCTAATAACGCAGAAGCTAAATTTATGATGATGATGATCGCTGGTGTTTTTGTTATAGGAGTGCCACTTACCATTTTATCTATATATGCTTTTCCAAAACCTAATAAAAAGAAAGATTCAGAGTAATCCTTTGTACGTTCCAGCAATGTAGTAGACTTGTTTAAAACCAAGTTCAGTTAATTTCTCTGCCGCAAATCTGGCCCTTTGCCCAGTGTTGCAGTAGACGAGTAATCCACTTTTGGGAAGTTCCGAAGTTGTCTTTTCGTTGATCTTATCCACTGGAATGTGTAAAGCTCTGGGATAGTGACCAGCTCTATAT